ACGACAATAGCAATGAAGACCGCTGTGATGATGTCCACCAACTCGGCCATTTCCTTTTTGTGCTTGGCTTGTCGCGCTTTCTCTGCACGGGCTTCTTCAATCTCTGCCCGGTGCGCCTCGGCAACTCGGGCTTCAATCTTTTGCCAGACATCAGCATTGCCGGAATAAATAAACAGATTCTTGAGTTCAGCCTCAAAAGCCTCCTGCTGCATCAGCTCCATTTCGATCTGAACAGCTTGGGCCATCGTGGACCCACCAGACTTCTTGGCCTGTGCAATAGCCTTTGTGGTCTGATGCTTAGCTTCAAAGAACTTACCGACAAGAGGACCAAGAGACCTTACGTCATCGACGGTGGCCTTGGCTTTTTTGATCAGTGCTACGGCAGATTGGACCGCCGCAAATGCTGAAATCGGATCAATCATTTATCGGCCTTAGCATCGAGTTTGTTGAAAATTTGCTTGCAGATGTCTTTCAACTCGTCGATGTCACGCCGATAGTCTTCCTTGGCTACATAAAACCGAGGCAGGTCTTCGCGGAGCTTTCCGAGATCAACTTTAAGCTCCTTGACCGCATCCCAAAGTTCTCGCGCAAACCATCCCAATGCCGCAAGAGCAGCACTCAATACAACATTGATGACAACTTGCGTTTCCATTCTTCAACTCATAAAAATTAATTAAACAACTTTAGGGAGCAACAGGCCAAATGATATCCCAAGGAAAATTGTCTTGTTTTGGTATATCGCGCAATTTTTGTCTGTAATCGGCCCATGCATTTTTATCAACGGGCACATCTGCAACTTGAGTCCAATCAGACTCAGTCAACAACAAATTTCTACGCTCTCTAATAACTTCAATAGCTTGTTCAAGTGGCTTTCTTTCAACTCTCCAAGCCTGAGTCCAGACTTCATCTTTTTTAATTGGAGTTTCCCTAACCAGTACTTCTGTCATCGTGTTATATGATGGTTCTGGATCAACAATAACTGGAAAAACATTGTATTCAGCCAATAATGAATCTGGTAACCGTGTATTAGGCCAAGATACATTTTTATTTGCCCGAATTAAATCTGTTGCACTGTATGGAAATGTAATTTGATTATTGTCAATTTTGACGTACATTTTATTCCCCCAATTGCTGCAACATCACAGTTAACATTATTTTTTCTTTTGTTTGTTCAATTATGCTGCTTTTCAATAAAGAAGATAAATGGTTTTTAAAATCTTTTAATTCTTCAATATTTGAGTAATTGCGATCAATTTCTTCAATAGCCAATTTATAGTTATCTATATTTATTTGATATTGCAAAATTTCTTTTTTTCTATAGTTTGCAGCTTCTTGTAAAATTTGTGTCTTATCTTGATTCATAATTTCAAATTCCTCAACTTAATCAAATATTGAAAAGAAACGCACATCTCTTGATGTGCCTGCTGGCAAAATGCTTGGATTTGCATATTTAGTTCCAAATCCAGATGTGCTCCACGGGAATACCAAGACAAATGGACTATTTCCAGATGAAATGGCTACAGTTGATGCGTCCGCTGTGAAGTCAACAGCGTATCCCCAATCAGTTAAAGATGTAGACGGATCACTAAATTTATTTCCAAATCCAGTTGAGGAACTCCATTCATAGGCCGCGACATACGGTGTTGCAGTGTTGGTACAAATTACTGCATTATCTGCTGGAGAAAAAGTAACTCCATTGCCTTGTGATGGAGGTAATACTGAAGGATTGCTATATTTGGTTCCAAAACCTGTTGTGTCATCCCACGGATATGCGGTTATATAAGGACTTCCCGGATGAGAAACAATGACGGCATCGCCAGCTTTAGTAATTGATACACCAAAACCATTTCCCGGAGGCAACGTACTTGGATTGGAATATTTAGTTCCAAATCCAGATGATGACCATGCCCATGCACTTATTCTTGGCGATGTAACATGGGCAGCAATTAAAGCATTTGGATAACCACCTGTTGAATTTGGTGACCAAACAATATTTCTCACAGCGCCAGCTGGAAGCGTAGAAGGATCACTAAGTTTTGTTCCAAAACCACCTGAACTACTTGAATCAAATTCCCATACAGTTATATATGGCGATGTATCACTGCCAACCGCCAAATATTGCATTGAATCTGAATATCGTTTACTAAAATTTCCACCAAGCCCAAGTCCGGGCAAACCTGTTGCTGGATCGCTAAATTTAGTTCCAAATCCTGCTTTACTAAACGGCCAAACAGTAATATAAGGAGATGATGTTTGATTTGTAATGCCAATCGCATTACCATCTGTTGTTGAAGATGAACCATTTAATTCGGTTACAACAACACCACGAAATAATCCAATATTTCCCGGAGATAATGTTGTTGGATTTGGTATTTTGCCATTGAATCCATTTTCATTCCAAGAATAAACGGTTAAATATGGTGAATTATAGTGACCAACAGCAATGTATTGGCTTCCATAATTTGTAACTGATGAAGTATTAGATGAAAACATCTTATTACAAAATATAATTAAAGCCTGCGGTTGATCCAAACCAAAACGCACTACTACTTGTAAATACAAATTTATCGTACGAGCCGGAAGTTGCAGTTAATGTTGGAGCAACACCAGACGGCCATTCTACAGCTGTCGGCCAAGTAGCAGTATATCCAGATGATTGAATAAATAATATAAAAGATATTCCTGCTGTTGTTGATGGAAATGTAAAAGTTGTATTTGCAAGAAGCGTAATAAAAAATATAGTTCCTGTCGTTAAATCAAATGTGTATGTTCCACTTGAAGTTGTAGAAACAACTGTTTCTTTATAATATCCGGTTAAAGAAAGTAATCCATTTAACGTGGCTGTACTTGTTGCACCAGAAACTGCTGATCCAATATTTATTGCTGTAGTTGATCCAGATAATCCCGCTGTACCAATATTGATTGTTTTTGTGTTGCCAGATGCCGTTGCTCCAGCCTGAATATTGGTTGTTTGATTTCCAGTAGATCGCCCCAGAGTCATTATACCGGTCTGCGAAGTTCCTCCAGCTGTCCAAGTACCAGATGATTGTGAGGTGCCAAGAGAAATATTGGTAGTAGTTCCAGAAAACGTAACGGTGGATGATGCGCTGAGTGTAGTAAATGCACCTGTACTTGGTGTTGTTGCTCCAACTGTTCCATTGATATTTATGCTTGCAGTACCAGTAAGATTTGTTACTGTGCCGCTACTGGGTGTGCCAAGCGCACCACCGTTGACAACAAAAGCGCCAGCCGTTCCAGTATTAACTCCAAGTGCTGTTGTAACACCAGTGCCAGTTGTGATTGTGGATGGGGCCACACCAGCACCACCACCAATCATTAAAGAATTCGCTGCTAAAGCAGCAGATGAAGCCCAAGTACTCGCACTAGAAAAATATGGAATTCCACCAGAAGTTCCCGCTACTGTTAATGCTAGTGTCCCATTTGTAGTAACAGGTGATCCTGATACCGAAATCAGACCACCAGTAAAACTTTGACCTACAGAGGTTACGGTGCCACCAGAACCAGTTGCAGAAATAGTTATTGATCCAGCGCCATTAGTAATGTTGACGCCAGAACCAGCAGTCAATAATGCATTTTTCCAAAGACTGTTAGTTTCGTCATAAATCAGCGTATTTCCATTGACCGGAGTTGTGATCTGGACATCGTGGATTTCGTCCAGCTCGTAGCCGTTTTGGACTTTGACAAACAGTTTGCCTTGGGTAACGTGAGCATATTCAACCACCGCAACGTAAACCAAATGCGTTGGAGCTTTTGGCTTTGTGGATGTCAAAGTACCTGCCGTGGTGCCACTCAAATAAAGTTGAGCCCCATCGGTATAGGCAGAAGTATCAATGTTGGTGATCAGGCCAATAATGGTCACATAGCCATTGGCAGCGTTGGATAAGTCAGCGTTAATAAGACCGAGCGTCTGGGCAGATGTGGAGTCGGCGCTTGCAAGAGCTTTTGAAACCGTTGGAATTTGACCCGTCGCCCCGCTGATATAAACGGCTGTACCCTTAGTTAGGGTCGCGCCCGTCATATTACGGACTTGCACAATGACGTTTGTGGTCGATGCCGCTACAGCAACCGACAAATCGCGGGTTGTGCCAGTGCCGGTAACTGTTACCGATCCATCGGTGGACGTAATTGATCCAATGCCACCAAGGTTGCTTAATGCAGTGGCAGCAGTTGTTGCCCCAGTGCCGCCATTAGCGACATTCAGGGTTCCGGCCATTGTGATAGTGCCAGAAGTGGTAACCGGGCCACCAGAAGTGGTCAAACCCGTGGTGCCGCCAGATACATCAACCGAGGTTACTGTTCCAGTACCGGCAGATGAATTAACCCAGCTTGTGCCGTTCCATGCAAGTGTTTGATTGGTCGTTGGCGATGTAACCGCAACGTCCCCCAAGGCTGTCAATTTCCCTGCACCAACTTGGACTATCGAGGTTCCGTTGTTGATGTAGACCTTTTGGTCTGCCATGTTGACGCCGATTTCGCCAGAAACGAGATCGGACGTGGTAGGTACTTTCGCAGCCGTTGAAGAACGCTTCGGCTTGATTACATTCGCCATATGGCCCCCGCTTTCACCCTATATAGGGCGGGAATTTTACTTTTAGAACGTGCCGCCGTCGATAGTAATCCCATCAAACGTGGTCAGATTTGTAATGCTACCACCAGTAATTGCGACACTGTTAGCATTCTGCGTGGACATTGTTCCCAAACCGGAAATGTCGGTATTGGGAATGGTCGCGCTAGCAGTAAATGCTGACGTTCCGTTGCCCTTGACATAGCCTGTCAATGTCGTGGCGCCTGTACCACCATTACCAACTGCCAAAGTGCCGCTGATATGGGTGGTCAGGCCAATCTTGCCGTAGCTTGGGGCAACGCCAACACCGCCGGAAATAAGCGCATTGCCGGTAGCGACATCAGCCAGTTTGGACAAGGCTGAAGTTGTTGAGGCGTACAGAATATCGCCAACAGCATAGCTAGTTTGCCCGGTGCCGCCCTTGTTTGCAGCGATTGCTGTGGCACTCCAAGTACCCGTGGCAACCGTGCCCAATGTGGTAATTGTATTTTGACCAACGTAGGCAGAAGAAATGTCAATGCCCGAGGCAGAAACACTGATTCGATTGGTTGTGCCAACAGCAGCAAACGTAGTGCCGGTCAGAGAAAGACCATCACCTGCCGTATAGGTTCCAGCACCAGAGAATTGCGACCAAGTGACTGCCGTGGTCCCAAGAGTGCCACCAGCATTAACTGTACAAACCCAACCGGTATCTTGAAGTGTCGTGCCCTGTTCAATGAACGTAAAGGCACTGATCAATTCATTCCAAGTATCGGCATCGGTTGTTCTGGTCCATGCTGTTGTGCTTGCAGCATAGATGCCGTTTTCTGCTGGAGCCGATTGGTTTTTAACCAAGACTCGCTGACCAGCAGTAACTGTCACACCATCAATGGTTTGCAAGCCTGACAGCGTGATGTTTGCTGTAGTGCCACACACCACAGAAGCCTTGACATCAAGACCTTGTGCAACCGAGTCCACATAGTTCTTGGTGGCCGCATCTTGGGCATTTGACGGATCAGCAAGATTGGTAAGTTTGAAATTGCCAAAGCTGAAATCCGCTGTAGGCGCAGAGATTTCTGTCAGCGTTGCAGTCGCGCCAGCAGTGGCAAGACCCTTGGCATTAACAGTAATTTTTGTGTATGAGCCTGCACTGACGCCGCTATTGGCAAGCGTTGCAGTGGCCGATACGTTTGCCGAACCATCAACAGAAGACAGCGTTGCAGTGACATCACCGGTCAACGACAGGCTTCGTGCAGTGGTCCAAGTAGCCGCGCTGCCGCTAACGGAGCCAGCAATCGTATTGTTGAAGGTCTTGGTGCCGTCAATCGTCTGATTGGTAGACGTATCGACAAATGCACCATTACCAGCAATGGCGATAATGGACGTTGCCGAGCCTCCCGCGCCACCAGTTCCCGTACCGTAGTACAGGACATTGGTTTGTTCGTTAAAGGCCAGTTCAGCATTTTGGAGGGAAGTCGGCGCACCGGCACCACCACCATTTGCTCTGCGTTTGATTCGGATGGTATTTGACATGATTCCCTCTAGTAATTTCCACCGTCGGTGATTTCAACTTGTGGTGTATTTGTCCAAGCTGCTCCATCAAACATCAGCACGTCATAAGCCTGTGCAGATGCAACACTAATGGGCCAGCCTCCAATAGTGTTTGGTCCGGGTGGACCCATGATCCCTCGATCAATTGAAATGGTTTGATTCGGAGTCGGAACAATATTTACGACTTGTGTCGCAGGCGGCAATATCGTGGCGTTGACATTGTTATTGTCAACAACAGTAATATTGATGTTTGCCATTTCTGTTACTCGACAATAATGCCGTCAGAGCGAACGAGAAATAGCAGGAAAATGATTGTGTCATCCTGCGGACTTGACCCGGCAGCAGGAAAGCTGATTTTGATTCGACCAGAAAAGCCGACGCAATCCACTGCGGCAATATTCAACTCGGGGTCCGAAGAAATAAGGCTCCAAGTGTTGTCATTGATGACAAGCGTAAAAGAACCTGTCGCGTCAACACGATTGGCGATGGTCAGGGTAATCGGAGTTGGCGTCGGCGTGTAGTTGCCAATATCGAACGTCAATCCATTACGGGTGTCTTGCACATTCGTCAGTTCCCGACGAATGATCTGTGCGCTGATGGTGGCTCCGGTCAAGTCGATGGGAGTGACGTTATCACTTCCCGTCAACGCGAAGTTCCAGTAGGTTTGCTGGTTCCACACCAATTCGCCAGCCAAGATCGGATTATCAAACCCGCTGACCTGCGTAAGCGCATTTTTGTTAAAGACAGCCATGTTCCCCAACCTCGGGTAGTGACGCACCCCCACTATCTCGCGGGGGGACGGATGTCTTGTCTTATAGCTGGATCATACCACTTTAGGTGCCATTTTCAACACTTAAAATCATGGTTCCAGACCCAACAATTGGGCTTCCGCTTGACGATGTGCTGATGTCATAAGAAAGTTGGCATTCATCCACACCAGTGGAAGACAGCGCCAAAGTCCATGCTTGATTTGAACTTAACGCCAACCATGAGTCAAGCGTACCTGTGCTGGGCGTTGTGCCACTGATTTTAGAAACTTTCACCCAATACGAATTGCCAATATTGGTCGTTGTTGGGCTGTACCAACTTTTGTATGTTGCATAAGCCCCAGCGTTTGCTTTGGAATAAACCGTACCGTCAGTTCTAAACTGTAGTCCAGCTGTGGCCGTTCCACTTGCTGCATATGCATATTTAACCAATGTTTGGTTTTGAAGTACGCCAGCAATCGTCAAATTAGCTTGGTTAATAGTGACATATAAACTTGATCCATCCCAGAGCAATTTATTACCAGAGGCATCTCCAATGCTTAATTTATAAGCACCACCGGAATAACCTAGGAAAAACCCTACACCTGTGTCGTATGCTGTTTGACCACCTTTAATAAAACCAGATGAGTCAATAGTAATGGTGCCTGCTGTGATGGTTCCAAGATTTGCCGAAATTGCCGACAAACTACCAACTTTCAACGCAGAAATATAGGGTAATCCCCAAACAGTGTTTCCAGTTGATGGGCTGTAAATACCATCAATTTGGAAAATTGACTCACCGGCCACATAGGTGGGAACTGTTCCTTGCCATACTTCGCTGCCACCCCAAGTGTTATTTGGTGGGAAAGAAGTCGATCCAGATGTGGTGTACGTTGTTGGAGTGTTGTTTAGGGTCGATCCAGTAACTTTGGCGTAAGCAATTCTGGCAGAAGCTCCATCCGTACCGTTTGTGCCATTTGTGCCATTTGTTCCGTTAGTCCCATTAGTCCCGTTAGTGCCAGCCGCACCATAAGCCAGAACAGAAGCAGTGGTCCAGTTAATTGTGCTGGTGGTACTGGTCGCGCTAGATGTCAGATTTACGGTTGCCCCCCAGAGCGTATATCCCGCCGATGGCGATGTACCGGGAGTCAGTGACCAACCAGATGGGGCAGCACCAAACGAATTGGTTGCCCATGTATATGTTGCAGTACCACTTGGTCCTGTTGGAATGGTTGCCGCCCATTGATAAACAACCACATTGACTGATTGCGTACCATTAGCACCATCAGTGCCATTAGTGCCATTAGTGCCGTTTGAACCAGCATATCCAACCACATAAGCGGTGCTGGTTCCCCACGTTACTGTGGATGTTGCCGTTGTAAGCTGATCAGAATAATTTTGATTGCAAGCGTACAGCGTCTGACCGGGCGATCCAGCTGACGGGGTTTGCGTCCAACCATTCAGCGTACCGGGATTTGTATAGGTAGCCGTTGCCCATGTATATGTTGAGGTGCCGGACGGGAAAGTTGTCGGGGTTGATGTGGCCCACTGATAGATTTCCAGCATCGCAGTGCGATAGCCGTTTGATCCATCTGTGCCGTTTGTACCGTTGGTTCCGTTGGTTCCGTTCGTGCCGTTCGTACCCGCAGCGCCCAATGCGTATGTGACAGCAGTTGTCCATGTCACTACAGAAGTCGCACTTGTTCCGGTGTCGCTATATGACTGAGTGCAGCCCCAAAGCGTTTGCCCAGCAACAGCAGAACCCGGCAATTGCGACCATCCATTAAGCGTTGGCGATGTAAATGAATTCGTCGCCCACGTATAAGTGGATGTCCCACTTGGGAAAGTAGTCGGAGCATTGACGGCCCATTGGTAAACCTCTAATTGAGCTGTTCTAGTGCCATTAGCTCCATCAGTTCCGTTTGTTCCGTTAGTGCCGTTTGTTCCATTCGACCCGGCATATCCAACAACATATGTGGCCGAGGTGCTCCACGTAACGATTGATGTGGCCGTCGTGTTGGTGTCTGCATAGGTAACAGAGCAGGCATACAACGCATATCCGGGCGTGGATGTTCCGGGCGTTACTGTCCAGCCATTAGGTGTTCCGGGTGCAGTGAATGTGCCGTTAGCCCAAGTGTAGGTTGATGTACCAGAAGGGAACGATGTTGGCGCAGTCGCCGCCCATTGGTAAACCTCAAGAAACGCTGTTCGGGTTCCATTTGATCCGGGTGGTCCAACAGTTCCCGTTGGTGCCCATGTCAATCCTGCGCTTGTAGCTGACAGCGTTGAAGTTGCTTGTTCATTGGCGACTTGGAACGCAAAATAATATGTTGCAGCAGGCAGGCTGATGTCGGCAAATTTAACTGTACTGCCTTGAGCAAATACTTGCGAATTGGATGCGGTTTGAATGCTCCAAACTTTCCAATCAGTTGAAGACGGGGACGCAACAGTCGTGTAAAACAAAGTAACTGTTGTGACCCGTCCAGTAGAAGGCATCACACAATTGAATGCAAACGTCGGGATCGTTGCTGACGGAGCTTGATCCGTTACCGTTGGCGCAACCAGCGCCGGGAAGTAATATGGGCTGGGCAATGAAGAATTCGGTGCCGGTGAGAATTGAGTGATGCTTGCATCGTCATAAACAGCAGCGTTGTATTCAGAGCATTCAATTCGAGCACCAAGATTTCCATCAGGCGTAGAAGCCTCTTGTACCTTCATCACCCGGAACAGCTTGGAAGTCCAGCCATAAACCGAGTTGGTAATGCTAATAACGTCGCCTGCGTTTACTTGAATGCCGGGATAGGCAGTAGTAAACGAAACAATCAAGTCTTCCCGAGCTTGTTCAAGAATACGATTTGCTAAATATGTTGCTTGAACTGAATCGTTTACTAGGTCAAAAGTTGTGCTGTATTTATTGACCGGTTCATTTGGATACAGCAATGATGGATTCAAAACAGCAATATCAAGAAACACATATTCCGGTTGATCTTTGTTTGATTTGAACGGAAAAGACGCCTCAACTTGATTAATTGATGACGAAAGGTCAGTGACACTGACACGAATCTCACCAATGATGTTTGAGTCATCAAATGAAAACGAGCTGGATTCTGCCTTGTTAATAATGGGCGACCATTGCCCTGTTGCGGCTTGATAGGCAAGCCAGCAATCGCAGGCTGTAAGAATCTTATCTACGTTATTGAGAACGGTCTCTCCGGTATTGATGACTCCATTTATGCGGTATCGAGCTTGAGTGGCCGATCCACCACCAGAAGGCGTATACGGAATTGTTGCGTCAGAATAAGTATTTAATGCGGCACATTGCGTGGAGTTGACATTTGCGGCTGGAACTGCGCCGCCATAAACAGTGTTGGTCAAATAGTCATACAAAACATCACCGGGCTTGGCGGCTCCAGTGCTGTTCAAATAATGAGAGCATTTGAAAGTCAATGCCTGCAAATTTGTAGTGCCTGCGTCACGGTTATAGATCAGCTTGACAATGGCAAAAGCCAATCCATTCATTTGCCGACCAGTAGACGGCCACCGCAGACTTGCATCAATGTCTGAGCCGCCCATCACGCTTGATGGGGCAGCTGCACCATTTGTGGATGTAATTACACCGGCAACCGTAGATGTATACAGATTGATGTAGAGATTGCCGCTAATGGATGTATCTTCATTTCCTGCGCCATCTGTTAATTTGGTGACTTTTGTTCTGTCAGTGTTGTCAAAAGTTACGAGTCGATCACCGTAATAAAAAACACTTTGATCGTAAGAAAACTGTCCGTTAGCTGAGATGTTGCTAATCGCCAGCACGTAATACATCGTCTTTTGATCGGTAGACAGCACCGCATCGACAAACGTGCCACCCAGCCACGCATCGCCATAAACAACTGGCAAACTGTTAGTGGAATTGGGCGGGATTTGCTGTCTTACGCCGGGATCAGTTTGGTTTGGAGGCTGGCTTCCAAAGATGCGAGTCACCACATATGACAACGCAAAATTGACTGCCAATTGAACAACTGCACTGGCCGTGTAAGCGGCAGCAGCAGCTTGAAAAGTTGCACTGATAAATGTCGCCAGTGACATTTCCAAAATTGGCATATTTACCTCACAAAAGTCGTTTCAATTGGCCTGAAGCCTTTTGATTCAAAGTTCATTCTTGGACTTGATTCCATCAGCGTCATGGACATGAAATCAGCTCTTCCAACATCAATCAATTCTTGTGCGTACTTTTGAAATCCAAGAAACAGTTTCCCACCCGTCAAGCCACCTCGATGTTCAGGCCGCACCCACCACGCAAGCTCTTTTACCTGCCTAATTTCTGGAATCCATAAATTCGGGACAATAGCCGCAACAATGATTCCTTTGCCTTCTTCAATCAATACGAATCCGCGCCCAGCAATGATGGACATCAACAATTCTTCAATGTACTGTTGATTGTGTTTTGTCTTATCTTTGAACGCATCAATTGGACCTTCCAAGGCATAGCTTTGCATCATCTCAAAGCATTCGGCAAGATCAAATTTGTTTGCTTTTCTCATGGGTTTACATCAAGACTGCCGCCATCTTTCCATTCGCCACCATTGGTTCCGTTGGATACAGACCCCCCAGAAGGTGGAGAACCAAAGTCAAAGAATTGATTGGATATGACACTCACTCGATTCATTGATACATCACCGGAATACACAGACTGCCAGCTTTTTTGATTGGTTTTCATCCCGGCAATTCGCTGCTCAAGAACTTTGCGCATCGAGCAACAAGACACCGTACAGGTAGCAGTTCTTGTACGTGCTTGGTCATTCCAATCTTCTGTGATTGATACGTTGTTAATGATGCCGGTGTAACGCTTAAAGAACTGGGTCGTTGGCGTAGTAATGATCTGGTTGTCAGCGTCCAAAAAACCGCGCCACACTTCTACGGAACTTCCTTTGATGTCTGCACTTAAAAGCAAAGACACATTGGCCGGATCAATTCCCACCAAAGCAATCAAAAGATCATCAGAAGATGCTTTGATGTCTTGCTGTACATCTCCCAACGACAAGAACGATCCCATGCCGTTAAAGGTAATACCGCTAACCGTTATGTTGCCAGCAGCATTGCAAAACGTATAAGTTGTTGGAGATGTCCTGCCAACAATCATCCTGATAAATTCAGCTTGTCGGATGTTCGCGCTAGACAGCGCATTCATTGTTGTGCTCATGGCGCGACATTCTCCCGAAACACAAACGGACCATCCCAAGCGACAAATGCGCCGCTAGTCATGGGCGTCAGCGTATACGTTGGGCATTGCTCTGCATACACAGGAAAGTACACCGCAGACCCAACCGCAGTCAATGTGCCTGTTGAGGGAGTTCCAATTACAGGTCGATGGATGCCTACGCTGATTGTTGATCCCGAGCCTCTCAGAACTTGCGCCGTGACTTTGTAGACATAGTTGCCAAGCTGCAAGAAGTCGCCAGCAGCAAAAACCACCGTTGTGGATGCCACCGCAGGAAGATTACCAATAGTCAAAGTTTGCGAATTGGTTGGCGGCACAGATGCCAATGTCAGCGCAGCAGCCTGTACGCTTGTCAAACCGCCTTTGTACTCAGTGAACCACGACAATGTTGATCCGCTAAATGTGATGTTCTGAGCGTACTCACGATCTGAGTTGTCAATGGATTGGATTACATCTCGCACTTGCGGGTAATACAAGAAGTTGTGAGGCGTAATCGTAAAGACCCAAGGCACCGCATTTAGATAGCCTGCCGTGCGAACTTGTCCACCACGACTTACCTGTTCACCAACAACCCGGCGATTGTTTACCGTCATTGATTGCTGGATGTTGACGATTGTTTGGAATGACATTTAGGCCCTCCCGCGGCCAACGGCCAGACTCTTTTGAGCGTAAGCATTTGCAGCCCAGACAGCATTTGGAGAAGACATCAGACGCTGTTCAAACGATTTGGTATCAATGGCGTTGATGTAGTTATTTGTAATATTTGTCACGCCACCCATCGAGGCCAGTTGATTGTTTGGAATGATCGTGCCTGCTGTGCGTGGAATGAACAATTCAGGACCTCGTTCGCCAACTAGCGACAATCTATTGGCCGCAACACTTCCACCATTAGCGTGTGGTTCTGCCCAATTTGTCGGAGCAGTTCCGGGCGCATAGACATTACCGCTAGAACCAAATAAAGCAGATCCAAGAAACTTGAAAATTGCAAGAGCTTGCGATTTCATTTGTATCAAAAGCATATCTTGAATAATGCTTCGAGCAAGATCTTTGAATGACAATTTACCAGTGCGAACAAAGTTTTCAAGTGCTTGAGACAAATTGTTCCAAACACTATCTGATATTTCTTTAATTCTTGTCAATGAATCCGCAGTTGCTGCCAAACCTTTTTCCATTTCTCTTTGTCCAATAAGTCTTTGAATTGCATTTTCCTTGTCAAGATCACTTATTGATGCTTTTTTAATCTCTTCAATTTTTTCAAGATATTTCAAATCAATCATTGCAGCATTAGTTTGCTGCTCTGTATAAAACAAACTTTCTTTTTGAAATTGCACTTTCTTGCGTTCTTTTTCTAATGAAATATCTGTTGCATTTGCTTCATTTATAACCGCTTTTAACTGAGCGTCAACAAATGCATTAAGCGCACCTTCATCTTCATCAAGTTGCTTTCTCCATTCTTCCTGTGCAGTACGTAAATCTGCTTCACGCTTGCGATTTAAATCTCGCACTTTTACATCTAAATCACGAAGAATTTTTAATTGATCTTCTTCGTATTTTTCTGCATTTTGTTTTGCAAAAACACCAGCTTCTTGAGCATTCTTTTTATCAAGTTCTAATTTAAGAATTGCAAGTTTTTCATCAGCATCAAGTTTTAATTTGCCAATTTCATCGACATTACGTTTTTCAAATTCATATTTATTTTGTACTTCTAATTTTGAATATTCCAATGCAAGATCAAGACGTTTTTGTCCATTTTTTGCTTCGTCATTAATTCTGTCAGTTTCATTTTTCTTTAGCAGAATAGCTCTATTGCGAAGAAGAATTTGTTCATTTAAGACATCTGCTTTTTGTTGTTGTTCAGCTATTTTTGCATCAAAAAATGCTGCATTTGCACTTGGTCGTGCCTTTGCTTTTTGATAATCTTCAATTTGCTTTTGTACAGAACGCAACTTATCTTCAAGAGTAGTTTCTCGTCCAATACCAAGCATGGCATCCCATGCAGCAGAGGCAGATTCTTTAAGAGCATTCCAAGATTTTTCAAGAATTCCTAATTCTCTTGTTTGTCCTTGAACTGAAGTATTAAAAGCATCCGCAGCAATTTTGGCAGATTCTTGAAGTTTGCCTTGCTTTTCCAAAGTTTCAATCTGTTTATATTGGGCAAGAGTCAAGAAATGATATTGATCATTAAGTCGCTTGGCGGAAGCCGCGGTGCCATCAAAAGCCGGAATCAGAGCTTTGGCAACTTCTTTTGATGTTTGACCCGTCAACTTTGATACATTCAAAATTGCTTGGGCAACAGAATCCATTGATTGACTAGTGAATTGACCAGAAGACACCAGTTGAAATAACACTTCTTTTGTATCGCCAATTGATACATTGACATTTTTACTAATTACATTTGCCATGCGCTGAAAACTATCAGCAGTAATTTTGGCGTAATTATTTGTAAGAATTAAATCGTCTCTAAGTTTTGCAGATTCCATCGATCCTTTGTAAAACGCAATCGCCAATGTTCCAACTGTTGTGACCAATGCAGTCAATGCAACATTTACAGGCGTAATGAATCCACCAAGGATTCGGAACATATTGGTGAAGCCGCCCATCTGATCTTTTAATTGACCACCTTGCTGGAGCAAAGCAATCATTGCGTTTTGACCAGATGCGATCTGAGTAACAAGGTCGGTTGTTTGATATGTAAGGGCCAGACGCTGCTGCTCTGTCAAACCACCAGTTGCGGCAACCTTGCTTTTTGCGGCTATGTCATCATAAGCCTTGGCTTGCTCACGAAGCCTTGCAATAACCGCTTGTCCTCCTTCACTTGAAGCAAGATTTTTATATCTGCCACTTTGTAATTCACGTTCAAGTTGAGTTACTCGGGTTATTGTTTTACCGTAATCTTCAGTAGCATATTTAAGAGTTTGAATCTCTTTTTCTGCCGAGCGCATTTCACGCGCAATTGAATTTTTAAGTTTATTGGCTTCAAGAGCAACATTTGTTGCACCAGAAGTAAAACCTGCCGAATTTAATGCGGCTTGAACTTCAAGTTTTGCAATGGTTTGTGACTTAGCCATTTTTCTTCTTTCTGTTCATTTTGTTTGTGTAAGCAAACACCAATTCCGTTAATTCATCTCGAAGAATATCAATAACTTTAATTGCGTTATAAGCCAAAGCTGGCCGCAGAAATGGTTTTGCATCACGTCTAGAGGTGCCAAATTCATTAGCCAATGACACGGCGCTTTTCTTGACAGAAACGGAGCCAACAGCGATATCGGCAGGCTTAAAGTAAACTGACTCTTGATCAGAACTGTTTGGCAACCTTGCATTGAGCCGAATCGTGTCCTTCATGTGGATCGGACGATAAGCGTCTCGCGGCTTTTCGTTGTCCACTGGGGCCATCATCAAGGCCGTCTCGTATACGGGCACCATGGCTCGTTTAAGGGCCTTTACGGCGGTCTGCTGGACCATTGTGTCCACAGGAAATTCTTTTGCCAGCGCAAGCATTAATTGCTCAAGCTCATCAAAGCCTTCTTCGCTCCATGTGAAATCATGCTCAAACATAGCTTGCCAACGCTTTCTGCGCTCCCGGCGCTTGGGACATGAACGCCAAAAGTTTCTCGCTGGCCTGCTGGGCCTGCTCTTCAGGCGTCAGTGGCGGGACAATGTAATCGTGCGTCGAAGGCAGCACATCTGCCATCTTGAACGGTGAAGCACCTTGTTTGAGCTTTGCGTTGAGATTACCTGTTGTCAGCGACGATAGGGCCACAAGGACTGCCTTGTTGCCTATGAACCCATCACTGAGCAGGATTTCAATATCACGCATTGCATCGGCTGGGATTGTGTCAGGACATCCACCATGAGCGTAAATGTACGCCCGAGCTTGCCGATGAATGTCCCGAATTAGTTTTTTCGAGAGTCCTTATAACCGGGCTGAATCGCTTCAGAAATCTTTTCCAACATCTCAAGCTGAACGGCAAACGGCCATTCAGCCTCAATGTCTTCATAAGTCAATCCATCCAAACTGCCGTTTTCTGGCACCAGCAATTTAATGAACTCGACAATCCGATTTTCCATTTTCATGGCAGATTGCACAAGTTCTTTTGTAGAGCGGCCATCGACGATCACATCGTCTTTTTTGATTTCCACTCCATCTTTGGATTCTTTGAAGCCAGCCACCGCTTTTTCGTAGCGGGTTTTGAATGCGGCTTGATCAATGACATCGCATCGAGCGGTCATTTCTTCGAGCTCTTTAGTCAAGGGGACGCGAACCTTAAACGTCATCCCGCCAAGCTCAAAGGTTTTGGTGCGGAGTTGTAGCGTATCTCCAAACGCGCCGGATAGTTTCATTGTCTTTTATTGTTGATGATCTTTTGGAAAATTGACTCGTTAACGTCAATGGCATATTGCACCACTTCGCTAGGAGTCATCTTGTCTGCATGAGCTTTGGCAATTTCATGGGCCAAAGTGATGGCAGTCATGCGCTGCTGCAAAAAGCCAAACCAATCTTTTCGAGATTCAGCTTGGCTTATGAGGTATTGCAGCAGGTCGTTGTTGTTTTGTATTGTTGTTGTCATTTAATGATACTTGGCTAGAACATTAAGAACCACTGCCTCTGCTGTGTCGGCTTCCACCTCGGAAAGAGCTTCTTGAAGCTCCTCCGAGTCCACCACTTGAGCTTTAGCCGCTGCATCCAGATCGCCCCGAAGTTCGACCAGTTCATCCACGATTTCTTGCAGCGTCATGTGTTGCTCCAGCCGTATTGACCACCGCGGGGGTGGATGGTGAATGTGGCTTTTGCTTCGGCACCCGGCTGTGCATCGATCTGGAATTGACCGACACGGGCATTGAAGGCATAAGCGATTGTGGTGGAGCCATCAACCGCAGCAATCACAAACGTGCGCTCAGTGACGCCAGAATAGGCATCAGAACGGATTTGCAACAGTGCCGTATCAGACGGATTCCACGCAGCCGAAATCGTCAGTGACGTAGGAGCCGACTGTGATGGGATTTTGTCCGATTGACGTGAACCTGCAACGGAGAACGATGCGACTGCGTCATCTTGTCCAAACGCAGGGATCGCCTCGACAACAAGCTGAGTACCAGCAGTGCCCGTGCCATTAGCTGCGGTTCCAACAATAGTGGCGACTTGAGCAGTCCAGACCGACAAATTGGCCGTACTAAGTGTCGTGGGAGTGGCCGCAGACTGCATCCAAAGCGATGCACTAAAGCCGGGAAGAATTTTGTTAGGTGCTGCCATGATTCACCTCAAGCGTTGTTAGACCAACCGTACATATTTCCACGCGGATGCAGCGTGAATGTCGCTTTAGCTTCAGCACCGGGCTGTGCGTCAATTTGGAACTGACCCACGCGGGCGTTGAAAGCGTAGTAAACGATGTTCGAACCATCGGTCGCGGACACCACATAAGTGCGCTCAGTGATGCCGGAATAGGCGTCTGTGCGGACCTGTTGGATCACGGTATCCGAAGGGTTCCAAGCCGCCGAAATGGTCAGCGAAGTCGGTGCTGCTTGAGAAGGGATTTTGTCCGACTGACGCGAACCGGCCACCGAGAACGAGGCCACAGCATCGTCTTGACCAAAGGCGGGAACCGCTTCGACCAACAACTGATTGCCAGAAACCGCGATGGCAGCAACAGAAGCCAGAGTGGACAACTGCGCCAGCGTCAGGGCCGTAGGAGAGGCTCCCGACTGAGCATAAATCGCAGCACTAAAACCCGGAAGAATTTTGCTTGGGAGAGCCATTTTGAATCCCTTAAAAGAAGTTGAGAATTTGTCTTATGTTGGGATATCTAGCGTGCAATCGAGGAAGATTTCTGCCATCTTTTGCTCGTTATTGTAGGAGTTGTATAACCAAAACACATCTGCTTTGGAAATCCAAAACCCAGTTGGCCCCCCGAACTGGCCGGTGTAGCCATGTAGTGATTGTAGTATCTGATTTGAAATTGTGAAACCATCTTCAATTACTTGCGTGAATATTGAAATTTGGAAGATTGGCCTGTCAATTCCCTTATTGTTTTGGCTTGGTCCGGTATAAACCGGTTGATGGACGTTTCTAAGCTGCCAAGTGATGAACTTGGGTTGCGTTGCAAAGTTACGGTTGAATGAGGCATAAACCGGCACAGGCGTGACAATGCTTTGCAGTTGGTACTGGATAGCCTTGCCATATTCAACCGGATTGTTCTGGCTCATACTGCCGTCGTCGGGTCTTGCCGGTAACACATCAGGAGCACAGTCATACGATCATCGGATTCCCGTGCGCTTTCAATTCGCCAATCAAAACCCTTCCATTTAATGGAATATAGGTTTTGGTTATCGATGATTTCTTTTGTGTTGGGCGTGTAGTTCAGCGTGAAATACGTCAAATCGTTATACAGACGATACTTATCTGCAATCTTGACTGTATTTGCTACCGATGAAACTCGCGCCCTAGTGTTAAACCATTTAGCAATAGTTGTGCTCTGTTCGCCAAAATCACTTTTGCCAAACGTCAGTTCGTTAACAGTGATGTTTTCAAAACGAGCGACCATTACATTACCAGCGGTTTGTATGGCTTGAGCAATTGCTCGAATCCAAACGGAATCTTGTGCTGAATAGGACCGGTGGTGTCTGAGCGGTTGTTATACAAATGCGTCAACAAAAGCAATCCAGCCTGTTGAACAACTGGATACTGAGCGATTGGGTTTGCAACTGTTTTGTACGTTGCAATGATCGGCGCAGTCATCGAGTAGTTGATGTTGTCCGGCAAATCAGTCAACACAATCTTGTTGCCCGACGGGTCGTAGTAATACGTTGAAGATGACAGCAACGTAAACACAGACGGCGTTGAGTTGTTCCAATAACCCACCGATGTGATCGTTACCCCGGGCAACGTAGACACCGTGTTTTGCGAGACCTCTGGAAGATCAAGCGAAACCGGAACGCCCCACAAAGTCGAGGCGCAGTAGTACACGCGATACGTTACCGGAAAAATTGAAAGGCCAAGATAGTCTTCAACAGCTTGCCGCGTAGCAAGTTCTAAATTTTGAAGATAAATGTCTTGGCTTTCGTCATCAACAAGGTTCAGTTGTTCAGTGATTTGATTCAGTGACAACCATGAAGTTGAAATGTCACGGGCGATCTGTTCAACCTTTTCATAGTTGAAGGGATTACGAGTACTTGCCAGATTTGGCGCATACGCTAACAGATCATTTGTAGCCATTTCAGACCTTCATCCGCACACCGGCAAACGGGTCGCGCACCGAGCTGACCACACGTTTTTCAGCATAGAGGTTCACAAAACCGGGCATTGTTTGTTCCATCATCTGGACAGAAAATTCATTCATGTCACCGATGGTCAAAAAGCGCGGCCAATTCGCCAAATAAATCGGATATGTGCTTGACAAATATGGGTTCGGGATTACAGGCCACCCAAAGACTCGGCCAACCGCAGCACCGTCTTCGTCGCCTGTTTCCAAAAAGATTGGCAGACCTTGGTTATCAGTCAGATTACGCAAGGTAGTGATCATGGTGGGATTCATGTGCCACGCTGTTCCGGGAAGCGCCCAATATTGACCCGGCAATTTATTGGCCGTATTGACAATGTCGTTGTATGCAACAGAAACGCCGGAATCAAGCGTTGCAATCGTGTGGATGCCATTTGTCATGGCCGTGCCGCTTGAACCAAATGCAGACGCAGCGCCATCAACGTACATATCCAGCCCACGCAAGCCAGAAGTCGCGCCTGTGGTCGTTGTGGTGCTTCCGGCTTGATCATCATTGATCGCCATGCTTGCGCCTTCGAGTTGCGCAAATTCCAGCATCAAGTCTTCGACCAATTCGGTAGGAAGATTATTGACATCGCCCAACACAGCCGAGCGAATCGGCAGTTGAGCGGTAATTGCTCGAACCGGCAGTTGCCAGATCGAAGTGTTTGTTCCGGGAGAACCGGTGTCGTTTGCAACTGGATAGCCCCAAGGATTTCCAGCTTGATTAGTTGCGTTACCTGTCTTGGCAACGAACTGCATATCAGAGCCCATCACAGGCACTTGACGCGATCCCATACGAAACGGGTTCGCATAACGCAGAGCAGCAAAAGCATCATCGAAAATAACATTACCACCGACGCCGGAGCCGGAACCAGTAAGCAACGAGGCTTCAGTCAAATCAATCTTGATTTGTCGCTGCTCGTGAATGGATTGTTTGATTCCGTCAAGGATTTTTTCGGTGATGCTCATGGTGTATTCCTAGTGAAAGCGAAAAGAGGGGGAAGGTTTCCCTCCCCCCACTTCTATCAGGTCGCAGTGCCTGTCGAGCGATAACGCACACCGGCGTTGGGGTCGCGCACACTGGTTGCCAGACGTTTTTCCCCGAACATCGTTATGTAGCCGGGGGCTGTCTGGTCGTATCTCCGCAGAACCATGTTGAGGCGATCAACGATGGTGTGGAAGCGCGACCAATCAGCAAAGTACATCGGATACAAGCTGTTCGTGCCAGCAGAACCAGAGGTCGTTTGGCTAGGCGTGTCGAGATACTTGTTCATCACGACATCGAAGCCCAACATCTGACCGATGATGCCATCGGGGTTCAGCGACTCGACAGAGTTGAAGATCGGGCGACCGTTGGTGTCTTGCAGGCCACGAATGGCTTGAGCAAGAATCGGGTTCACCATGAACTTCGCGTCCTTGGTCCAGTACTGCTGAGGCAGTGCGTAGATCAGGTTGATCACATCCTTGTACTGGATGTTGTTCGCGCCAACGGTGTTAGCGTTGGTGGTCAACTGGTCATACGTTGCCAACGAGTGCAGGCCAGAAGAGCTGCCGGTGCCAGACGAACCGAATGCAGCAACCGACGAAGTGCCACCTGCATAGGTAGCATTTGCGCCAGCGTACTGATCCAGACCGCGCAGACCGTTAGAACCACCGTAGGGCAAGCTAGTAGCACCTTGGTCGTTGTTCTGCACCATGCTGAGGGCCTCACTCTGGGCGAAGCTGGCGAGCATATCATCAACGATCACAGCCTCCAACCCGTCGATGTCATCCAGAGCCGCAGTACGGATCGGGAATTGCACGTTGAGGTCTTGCAGCACCAATTGCCAAATGCTTGTGTCTTCAGTCGTGGCCGCTGTGTTGTTCACAATCGGGTAGCCCCAGCCTTCACCGGGGTTGCCCACGCGCACGCGAAACTGATAGCTTGAGCCATCAGTAGCAACAGTACGCGACAGACCGCGCATCGGGTTCAGCAGACGCAGGGCCGTGAAGGTGGGGTCATAAGCGGTGCGACCGCCCTTGCCATCACCACCACCGGTCAACTGCGATGCTTCCTTCATGTAGGCATCGTATTGGCCTTCATCGTCAAACATCTTCAGTTCTTTTTCAAACTGAGGCTTGCCACCGATGTACTCTTTGACTTGCTCTTTGACCTTGCGGTTCACGTCTTGACGAACGCTTTTGGCGATCGGTTTGACGATAGCGGGAGCTTGCACAGAAGCAACTTTGGCTTCCAGAGCAGCAACCTTCTCAGAAAATTCGGCCTTGACCGCTTCAACGGACTCGGCAACTTTTGCGAGTGTGGACTCTTGAATAGCGTCCAGCTTTTCCATAATAACTTGAGACATGATTAGCCTTTCAAACGGGCGTTGAGGAGTTCGAGAAGCTCGCGCTCTTCGAGAGCAGCAAGAATCTCTGCTTCGGTCGCTTCCGCATCAGAATCACTCTGCTGCGTCGCAGGTTCAATCACTTGTTTCACAGCATCACGCTGCTCCAACACTTGCTTGAACGTAGATGCGGCAGCGACCGCATCCTTCTTTGAAAGCCCAACATCCCGCAGAGCTTGCTCAAGAACTTTTAGATCGGCAGAACCATCAGCACGGAAATATTCGAGCTTTTGAACTTCGGCCATCGGATTATTTGGGTGCATCACAACGGACACTTCACGCAAACCACCTTTGGTGATTTGGAAATAACCGTCTTCATATGAATCATCAGACCCAACAGTCATTGGTGTGCCGTCTTCTTTGACCCACTGATATTCATCAGCGTAAGCACCAACAGAAACCCCGCCAAACATAGCAGGGCTTTCAGTCATTATTTGATAAAGGTCGGAGCCGGTAGTAGTGTTGACATACATACGACCGCACGCAGTCATACCAGTATCGTCAAACTCGAAAGAAGTCCATTCGCCAACAGGAATCGCGCTTGATTCGTGATTGACATACATCGGCAAAGGACGGCCAGCTTTAGAAAACTCTTCAGCCCATTGCATAAAGCCTTCGGGCTGATAATTGAATTTACGTCCGTCTGCGCCTTCGCGTGCGCCCCAAGTCGTTACCCGAGCCTCAATTTTGCCGGTCGGTTCTGCGTGGTCTGCCTCTTTTTCGAGGTTCAGGCGTGCTTCGCAGACAATCTGGACTTGTTTCATTTATTACCCCTACCATTTTAGATTGGTCAATGTCTTGTATTTTAGGGGCTTTTGCTTTGACCATTTTTGCCAAAGCTAGCATATATCTTGTATCAATTTTGCCCATACGTCAAGTCTTTCCAATATTGGCTCGACGTTGCTGATTCCCGCCGCCGCCGCCAGTATCTTGCGGGGATGAGCCGGGGGTCGGTTCAGCCTTTTTGGCGTCTTCTTTTAGCTTGTCGCCGCCCTCAATCGAAGGCATACCCAAATATTCTCGGGCCTCATTTGGAGTCATTATGCCACCGCTGACAGCTGCGGACACAAAGTTAACTTGGTCCAGCGGAGCACCTTTTAGGAAGTTCCGAGTATCAAATTCGATATGCAAAGACGGATATCCGTTCAAAAGTGCCAATTTCAGCTTTTGCTGGATATTGGTAATGATCGGGAACATAGTGGACTTATAAAACTCGTCCAACAGCGTCTGAGTATTATTGTATTTTTGGTCTTGAATGCCAATCATTGCAGGCGGCACGCCAAACAGACCACAAATGCGCTTCATTGTTTGCAGCTTGAGCTCCCGGGCGTCAGCGTCTTGCAGGTTGAGCATATTCAGTGGCTCATACTTCATCCCAGAGTCCAGCAACATACCTTGACCGGGTTTTGAAGGGTCAGTCTGTCGAGAACTGGTCATCGAGGCCCAAGCCTCCTTGAGTCGAGCGGCAATTTCTTTGTATTTGCCGTCTGGAATGACTTGCTCAGTGACAAACATACCCGAGGGCTTTGCGCCGTTCAGCATGATGTAGTTGGCGTATAGGTCGATATCTTGGTCAAGGCTGACCAATTCGACCGCCAAAATACCACGGTTAAAGCCAGCGGAGCCCTGCCACGGGGCTTCTTTGATATGCATGACTTGATGGGCCTGCAATGGCTCATCTTTGCTGAAGCCATACGAAGGCGTGCTCAAGCGGTATTGTGGATATCGCGTGGGCGTAATTTGGACCGCAATCAACGTGGAGTCCAAGATGTACATCTCGATAGGCGTCTGCGTGGCATTCGCTTGGTCTTTGCGCCACCAAAGGGTAAACGCCTCGCCCGTCAGGTCGTGCCACATCAACCACTGATACCAAAACTCGTATTGCGACTGAAAGGCGTTTGGAGCCTGCAGAAGATTCAGTACTTGATTGGCCTTAGTAGAGTTGTGCTTTGATACCTTGTCAGACGTTGTTGCATCGACAAAAGTGCCATCTTCCAGCTTGCACATAATGCGAACTGGGAGCTGAGACAAAGCACGCGCCTTGGTCGAAACGCAGGCCATTACGGTTGAATTGCGACTCAAAACCGAAATATCAATGAGCCTGCCTGCCTGATTGACCGAAGACGTGGTCACATACAGAATCTGAGTGTTTACCGTGGGCTTTTTATTGTCGCCTTGGTATACGATGTTATTACCAAGAGCAGTCTGTCCAAACAGCGTATTGCTCTCGGTTTGGTCAGATTTTTTACGGAAAATGTCCAGAATTCCCATGATTGCTCCCGTTTTAGAGCATTCTATAACTCAAGCGACCGAAATCCAAATGCATTTGACACAAAGACGTTGTCCAAATGGCAGTGTACAGCCATAATCATTGAAATGATTCCGTCCACCTTTGCGGAAGGATCACTTTCGTTCTTTCGAACCTTGATATTGCCATTTACGTCGGTATAAACCTCGCAATTGCCCAATTGCCAGCCAACAAACGGATTGCCGTCATGCTTAATGGCCTTTTTCATTATTAGCTGCTCAGTGGCCTTGGATGGGCTACTTAGCATCGCCATGCCCTGTCCAATCTTCTTTACCGGTAGCCCATCGGCGTACAGGTTGGCGACCAAATTGGTGGCATTGTAGGGGTCATAGCCGATTTCCTTGACCTTGTAGGCCGCGCATTGAGCTCGGACATAGGTCTCGATTTCGTTTGTGTCCGTTACATTGCCCTGCGTCAATTTCAAAATGCCGGTTTTAACAGCCTGTAGGTAAATACCCTTATAGTGGTTGGGCACCAAATCGAGCGATTCCTCGGGCAAGAAGAATTGGAACTTTGCGTAGAAGTCTTCTTCGTCGTAGCGGAAAAGCGTGCAGACCGCATTCAAATCTCGGGAATACGCCAAGTCAAATGCCACAAAAACGCTTTCTGGCTCTGCGGTCGGAAACTCGGCAATCGAGTCATCCCAGAAAGCTCGATTTAGCCAAGCAGAGTTGGCAGAAACGTAAATATTGAGCTGCTTACAAAGAAACTCGTTCAAGCTGGCCGGTTTGGCAGACGCCTCCTTTGCCATTTGAGAAATGTGCTCTTCAGAAACCGAAATCCCAAGCATTGGATTGGCTTTGCCCCATGTCTTGGGGTCGGCCCAATTGTCGCCTTGGTCAATCGAGTACAGAAGGCCAAACCACTTAAATGTGTCTTCCGATGTGCCTCGAAGCACGGTTCTAAAGTGAGACAAATCCTCGAAGAACTTGGTTTCCTTGGTAAAGCTCGCCGTTGTCATGTACAACCGCAGCGGGTTCTTGCGAGCGCCCATACCGGAATGCAGCACTTCAATTGAGGACCGCTCGGTAATCTGAGCTGCCTCGTCAATCATCGCGCAGGACGGATTCTTGCCGTCGCCGGTCTTGCGGTTTTCCCGAGATAGTGCCCGGTAGGTAGAAGTCGAGTCACCCTGCTTTTTGATCTCTGAGCGATACATCAAAAACTTGGCCGCAAGGTTTTCGTCCATCGCCTCGACAATGGCCTTCGAGGAGTCAAAGCAAATAGATGCTTGGTCTCGATTGGTCGCCAGCGTGAAGATTTCAGAACCTGCGTCCCCAAACTGAAGCTCGTAAAGCCCGATAATCGAGGCCACAGTAGTCTTGCCCGACTTACGCGGCACGAACAGGATAACGTCAGTCACCCAGCGTTTAGAGTGGTCCCTGCGATCCCTGAAACCATAAATGCCAGCCAAGAACAGAATCTGGAATGGCTGTAATTGGATTGGTTTTCCAGCGTCAGGCCCTTTAACGTGCTTACAGAACTTGACAAATTTGAGGATGTGCTCCGCTTTGGCAGGAACAAATTCATAAGCGGCGTCTTTGCGCTCGGCCATGTCCAGAAACCTCTGGCACGCTAGCCGAACATCCTCACACGCTACAACATCCCCGCGGCATACGCTCGAAGCGTACTGAAAGGCTGGCTCAAGCAGTGGCGAATAATTCATCTACTTCTGTTGGCTTGTTTTGTTTTTTCGGGCGACCCTTGGCAACCAATGCTAGTTCACCAAGAATCTTGATCACTTTGTCCGTTGAATCATTTCGAGTTTTGATCCAAGGACTCTGTGCTGGCCCCGAATTGTAGTCAACAACCAAACCATCAGAATTAACCCGAGTCTGCGCATCAAGCAAACTTTCCATTTGCAGCAAAAGCATTCCAATCAGGGTTTCGTCGCTTGCACTGATAGTACCGGTCGAGTTTTCAACCTCTGCTCGAATCGCAGTTTCAAATGCCAACGAATCCCATGTGGATGGGTCCCTCAAATAACCAATGATGTGGCGGGGAGGGCCATTTTTACGTTCAGCCATCGGGAATTCCCTTAAAGTTGTCTTGTAGGGGGGAAAATATAGCAGTATTACCCCCCCCTGTATATACCCTGCCCGGAATTGACA